TATAGTACCAGGAGATTTAATCACTGTTTTCCCTGATGGAATGAAAACCAGCAAGGGCAAAGAACAAAACTTAAACGCTTCAATTTATATGGTTGCTTGTTACTCGGTTATAATGTCAGGTTATACTAGTGCAAATATATTGCATACTGCCCTAGAAAACTGGATAGATGAAGATAGTATAATAATAGAGCCAGAGCTTAATTATGAGCAAGTATCAAAAGCTATAATAATACAGTTCATTAAGGACGGTATAATATCGAAAGACTTAGAAGATGGTCAGACAGAGGATGGCCAACGCTTCCAAGGTCACGCCACAACAGCAGAAATTCAAGAGCTACGTATTAACACAATGGTTAATTTGTGGGATAATGCTACGCCTAAAATGAAGCCAATGTTACATAAGTTAACATGGTCGATTGATGGAACATGTGAACTACAAAACTTCACATTTAAAGAACAAGTACAACAGCCTTTTGTTGATGCCTTAAATAGAATGGGTCACACTGGCTATAAGTTAAACGGTGCAATACGCGCACAAATCAAGCGTAAACTAAAGCGCAACGAATACCCGAAAGATCAAGTACAGGCTATGAAGTCAATGCTTAAACTTGATGTTAATAAAACATATTACTTTCCGCACACACCAGATTATAGAGGCAGAGCATACGCTCGCGGTGGCTTAACTACCTTCCAAGGTGTTAAAGATATACGCGCTTGCTTTGACTTCGCCACCTACACCAAGGTAGACGAATACGGATTGTTTTTACATATCGCTAACGCTTGCGGTTATGACAAAGATAGTATAACCAACCGCATGCAATGGGTGAAAGATAACCATATAAGTCTAATGACTACACCACAGCCCACGTTATATGCAGAACGTGCAAGACTTGCTTATATTGAATACAAGACAAGCGGATTAACTAACATAATATGCCGTATTGATGGTACATGTTCAGGTGTACAATTAACAAGCGGTTTATTTCTAGATGCTGCAACAGCTAAAGCGGTTAACGTCTCAGCAAGTAGCCCAGATGATACACCGGAAGACTGTTATGGTTTAGTAGCAGATACAGCACTATTGCTGGCTAGAAAAGCAACGGATAAAAACATTTTAAAGAAATATCATAGAGATATAACCAAGAAAGTTGTAATGATACTTGCATACGGTGCAGGTGAGACAACTTTAATCCGTACAGTGCGCGAGTTTTTAATTGAAAACAAAGAACGAGCAACGGGTGCTAAGTCATTGTATAAAATCATTATGCAAGCAATAGAGCAAGCATTCCCAGCAATAACAAAGTTAAACGAACATTTACAGCTTGAGCTTGAGTGTTCACCACTTGATAAAGTAGTTTACAAGCTAAGTGATATAACCATAAAAATTAAGCCAATGAATAGCGAGTACTTGAACCTATACGGTACAAGCTACAGCGCGAAATTACAGGGTAAAAGCTTACCAGATGCCGAAGCACTAGCACGCGGTTTAGCTCCTAACTTTGTTCATGGCCTTGATGCGGAATTATTACGCAAAGCAGTTAATATAGTTGATTCTGATGTCTCCTGCATACATGACGATTTAGGTGTACAATCTTGTGATGTCAGAAAAACATTGCAAGCGGTACGTGTAGCATACGTTGAAGTAATAAAGGCAGAACCTTTAAAAACTTTATACACTGCTATGGATATAGAAGACGAGTACGAAAAAGAAGATAACGGGCTAAACTTAAACGATGTGCTAGAGAGTACTTATTTGTTTAGTTAACCTTAACGCAAACAACTAATAAAGGCACTTAATTGTGCCTTTACCGCGTTGGTGACTGAGGTCGCTGCGCTCCCACGTCACAGGTCAAAAGCATAGTTCAAAAGACTGCTCCAGCCGCAAGGCTTTCTAGCGAAGGCAACTCCAAGTGCAGCTCGGTAAAGAGACACCTCGCCAGTGCGGGAGGGAAACCGACATTGACCGACCAATTCACACATAATAAACCGACACTGAGGATTAAAATGAATACATTACTCATAGACGACATAAACATTTCAGTTACAGTGCGATACTACTTCAACTTGTTAGGAACTCGTATTATAACAGAATGTACTAACAACTTCACAAATAGACCTATACACCTGAGAGGGTGGCAAGGTAAACGAACTTCACTAGCAATCTATGTACTTAAAACATTAGACATAGTAATTGCTAACAGACGCTAAATAGGAATTAACATGAGAAAATCATTAAAGGACGCAGTACGTCTAGTAGATGACGCAATGAACAAATCACCTGAAACATTAGATAGTGCCTATGGTGTAGTAGCAAATGGTAAAGAAAACTGGCGTACCAGAGCAAACAACAAACCCTTAACAATCACACGTACAAATCGGAGTACAGCACATGCGTAAACAGAAACAATTAGGTATCTTAACAGGTGCTAACTTCTCATTAAAGAAGAATAATCGTAAAGCACGTCTTTTAGTTAAATCAATTACACCAACCATCCCATTGCTATCCAATGGTCTGCCTACCTTCTCAGCCAAGTGTGCAGAGGATAGCCCATTCAACCCAGAGATGATTAAAGGCTTACGCCTATCACGTGGTATGCAGAAGATCATTAACTTAGTAGGTCGGTTTAAGGTATGACCAAACTACACGTTGAATTAGCGAAAGCTAGAAAACGTATTGAAAAAGCAGTACGTAAACATGTAGATTGCCATAATATCACAATAACCTACAGCCATTGGGATATAAGAATCCATGTATGGGCCGGGAGCGCAGACATTATAGCATCAGTAACCACAGACAAACAAGCCACAACAAAACAAATTGTACAGCAAGTACACAAAGAATTAGCAATAGGTTATGTCAAAGATAGTAGCCTATTCTAGTACCGAGGAATAACCTCAGTCGATTGAGCTTAATCATTGGGAAGTAAGCTCACCCAACACGTACAATTTTGTACAAACATGGTAGAGATACCACTTATTAAAGGAAATATCTAATATGTCATTTGACTTTTCAGCACTAGCATCACAAGCCGTAGCAAACAACAACTCACGTTCAGGTTCAGCTACTCCTTCTTACTTGTTAACAATCGAAGAAGCGCGTAAAGCGGTTAAGATTAAAGACGGTAACAAAGTTGCTAAAGAAGACGGCACTGTAGCCTTGACCTTAACAATTGGTCGTATTACAGTAGCGTTAGACGCAGTAGCTCCACGAGCAACTCGCATCAACTGTTCAGCAGATCAAGTAGAAGCGTTCACTGAACAACTACAAGCTGGCTTAGACGCTGGTGCATTCGATGAAGCTATCGTTGCAGCACAGTTCAAAGCTAACCCAGCCAACAAAGTTAAAGTTGCAAAAGAGTCTTTAGAAGACCCTATTGCAGAACAAGCTCCAGAAGGCGTTGACTTAGACGCTTTAGAAGCTGACGATAGCATTGAAGAACTATAAGACTAGTATCTTTAGTAGCTAACTCAAGTACCCTCTAGTAGGGTGCTTTATGGTAGCTATTAGCTCAGTCAGGTAGAGCAGTCTGCATAGATTGGTCGCGCGGTTCGACTCCCGCATAGCAACTAAAGTGTGAAATTCCTCACAGCGTAAGTCATTGGGTAGTACCTGCAATAGTTAGAAGCTGTGTACGTATACTGTATCGCATCACGATAACAAACATGTAAAATCCCACTCCTAAGGTGGGCGCAGACCATACGATGATAGTAGAATGGTCGGAGCCAACCTATTGATGTACCTATACATGAGAATAGCATCACTTGCTGTCGTCTAACCCTCGTTGTGACAGGGAAATAGGAGCTAAATTAGTATATTTAAAGGGTAGTATTGAAACAGTAGAACGCAGCAACCAGTCTTGGTTGGCTACTAAAGATACATGGAGGATTCTTCATGCCTAGGCGTAGGTGCTACACATTTAAATACATTAACACGGGATTGGCGGAGCTGGAAAGACGCGCCTCTATTGAAGGAGGTGTTCACCACTAGGTGTAACGGGCAGGTTCGAATCCTGCATCCCGTACCAACTAGTATATTTATGGTTGTACAGCTTAGCGGCTACTATCCGAAGTACTCACGGGAATATGTGAAATGATTCACTTAGCGGTGTTGATGCATATGAGGGTACAACACATAAATACATTAACAACGGAGGCTAGAAATGCCAACTGAAGAAGACATAAACGACATGATTGCTTCATACACCCCTGAGGAGCAAGACCTAATGCGTCAACTCCTTGAGGATAATGAAGATGAAGAACTGGAAAGACATTGCTAAAGAATTACCCTTAAACGGTAAGACACAAACAATATGCCCCGAAATGTGTGGTAGTGGCGAGAAGCTAAGTGTGACTCATTCAATGAAGTCATATTGGGTGAATTGCTACCGCTGCGGCTTTACCGATAGTGAATACAAAGGTAAGCAATCACTAGCTGAACTGTCTAGAATAAAGCAACTGAACGACAATGCAGAGAATGAAGTCCTAGAGTTAAAACTACCCAAAGACTTCACAGAAGATATACCACTAGAAGGTAGGTTATGGCTGTATACAGCAGGTATAACACAACCACTCTGGTCAAAGTACAGAATAGGCTACTCAGCTAAGTTAGAAAGAGTAATAATGCCTATATATAAAGATAACAAGTTAATTTGGTTTCAAGCAAGAGCCTTACATAAAGGGCAAAAGCCTAAGTACTTACAACCAGCATTCGATAGAAGCTCCGTGATGTTCGAATCACTAGGTCATGATGATGCAACATCTATAGTTATAGTAGAAGATATACTATCAGCGATAGCGGTAGGAAGAAGTGCAAAAACATTCTCTATGCTAGGAACCAAGATTACAACCGCACAAGCTGCCTACCTCGGTAAATACAACGAGGTCACAACGTGGCTTGACAGCGACACAGCAGGCCGCCAAGGCTCATACAAAATTAGAAAGACGTTAAGTCTTTTAACAACAGTTAGTAATATACTAACTCCCTTAGACCCTAAAGAACTTTCCGACAAGGAGATAAGAAAATGCCTAGCAGTGACTTAATCGTAGAACTACGTTGTGGTGAACAAACAATACACAATAATTGTACCTTTCGAATATCTTCAAAAGGTGTACTACGGATATACAAAGATAATTTCAACACCGACGCCATAGCAGCTTACAACAACCATGAATGGAGAAAGGTAAACTGCGTATGATTGACTTAGCATTACTACGTATTATCAAATAGAGAAATAAAGGAACAACTATGCAATCATTACAAGATGCAGTAGATAAAATTACTAAACGCTATGTTGGGGCTGGTTACACATATGAGACAGTAGACTCAGAACAAAATAACTCAACTGTGTTACTACAAGATAAACATATAAAAATTTCAACAATTGGTTGCGATAAGACTTATTGGGGAAGAGATTTAAACATACTACTAAGGTTTTGGCATGACTGTGTCCACGTAACTACAGGGAGAGGATTCTCGTTTTTAGATGAATTAGCTGTAATAGAAAATCAGATAGGCCAATTAAAGGAAGCACAAGTATGTGTAACCGAGGTAGAAGCGTTCCGTTTAGACATGTACGGTCAGGCTTGGTATTATGAAGTACATAGAGAGTATGTGAAAGATCAGTTACTGTTTGTGGAAGATGCAAGAACTCATGGGTTACATAATGTAGTAGATTTGGAGTATTAAATGATAGATTTAGCACTACTTCGTATTATTAAATACAAAGAACAATCAGATAAAGAGATAAAGAAATGTCTACTACAAAACCACCACTAGGTATAATACCCATGGGTGAGCATGACCATACACGTAGAGTACTACTATTAGAGGCTATGTTACGGTATGAGGCAGTATTCAAAACTATACCGGAAGAATGGGTACAAGAATATACTGAACTCAGGGCTAAATTAAGGGGTATGATTAATGATTGACTTAGCATTACTACGTATTATTAAATACAAAGAACAATTCGACAAAGTACATCGATACATCCCACGTAGTGCAATAGACAAACGAACTAAGGCTGTAACAGACGACATTCGTAAGTACTTTGAAATGAATACAGAGGAAGCAGTAATTGACTTCCCAGCATTCCGTAGTATGTTCTTCACAACATGGCATAAAGGCATGGGTGAGAGTGACTGCGATTATTACAACCAACTAATTGACCGTATGCAGACAGACGTTGCAGAGTCAGTTAAAAAGAACATTATAAACCAACTACTGGAGTTAGAGTTTGCAACAGACATAGGCAACTTAATCAGTGAGTACGAACAAGGTGAAGAGATTGAGATAGTATTAGCTATTGATAACATAACCACCAAAGTTAAAGAGTCAATAGAGCGATCATCATCGCATGAGTTCTCTGACTTAGATGATTCAACAGTAGGTGAAGAAGACGACGATAATGGTATGCTATGGCCTCTAGATGTTATGAACGAAACATATCGTAACATACAAGGCGGTGACCAATACATCATATGTGCTAGACCGGGTAAGGGTAAGACCTCATTCCTAACGTTCCTTAACTGGAGCATGTGTCAGCAGATGCCTAACAACAAGATAGTTGTCTGGTTCAATAACGAATCAAGACGACAACGTATAATGTCTAGACAGATTATGTCTACATTAAACATGACTAACGGTGAACTAGCTAAGCTAAAAGCCAACGGAGAACTCACTAATGAGTATGTCAAAGTTATGGGAAGTAAAGACAGGGTTAGAGTATACGACATTCACGGTAAGAACAACTCGTATCTGGAAGACGTGCTTGATGGCATTGGCCTTGATAATGTTGGTGCTATCGTCATTGATATGCTTGACAATGTTAAGTTTCCCACCAGAAAAGACCTGCGCGAAGATCAACGACTCGAACAACTGTATCAGTGGAGCAGAGAACTCGGAGTCATATACAACTGTCCCGTATTCCCTACATCTCAGATAAGTAATGAGGGTGCAGGCCTTATGTTCCCAACAGAGAATATGTTGAAGGACAGTAAGACAGGCAAACAAGGTGCTTGTGATGGTATCATTATGCTAGGTTCTAGCGAGGACCCATTACTACAAGCTAAACGCGGCATAAGTATGCCTAAAACTAAATCAAAGCGCGAAGGTAAGTCAGACTTGAGAGAGGAGATTACATTCGATGCAGATAGAGGGAGATTCTTCTAATGAACTTCAAATACACTAAAGAACATCTATTAAACGTATACTTCCAAACTAGCGTAAAGAACCCACTAATCTTCTTAGACTGCGAAGAGTCAGATAAATTAATCATAAAAGCAGTAAATAGATTAGATGCTTTATTAAAACCTTCTAAATGGACACTAAAGAAAATCAATGAACATTTAAATACTGGTCAGTGGGAGTTACTAAGACCAATCAACCATATTGCTATTAAACCATCACAGGTTAACCCCCACCCAAAAGTACCATTAATCACAGGGTACAATCCGGGGGTACAATTAGCAGATATACTAAGGGCAGCCAGTGCTGAAGAAGAAGATACTGCCCCAGGAGATCAAGTAGGTGGTACTCACTACGGTGATAAAGACGACGTATTCGATTTCTCACTAGCACGTGAACATGATTGTTTACAGCACTCAGCTATCAAATACATTGACCGCCACAAGTTAAAGAATGGTGAAGAAGACATCCGTAAAGCTATCTCAGTACTAGAGCGTATCTTACAGGAACAATATAGTAAATAACCTATTACAGTCATGGCACAGGAGTTTAGCAACTAGACTTAGTAAACAGTATACTACACCTGTGCCGTAGGCGTACTATTAATAGGAGAGTAAATGGATAAAGTACAGATGCAGACCTATAAGGAAGCTTATACGTTTGACTACCCACCAGCTATAGAAATGGCCGAAGCACAAGAGAAAGTCTTTTGGACAGCATCTCATATAGAAGTAGATAAAGATATAATGGATATGAAAGTATATATGTCTGAACCTGAGCGACATGGTGTTATAACCACACTCAAGTTATTCACTCTATATGAACTAGTAGCAGGAAACGAATACTGGGGAGGACGCTTTAAACGCATGTTCCCACGTCATGACATACGTCAAATGGCATCAACATTCGCTTTCACAGAACTAGGTATACATGCACCGTTCTATAACAAGATAAATAAAGCACTTAGGCTAGACAATGACGAATTCTATACAGACTACGTTAATGACCCTATCCTTAAAGCTCGTATGGAATGCGTAGAGGGTTATGTAAATAATCTTGATGACTTAGTATCAATTGGTGCTTTTAGCATGGTTGAGGGCGCTGTTTTGTACTCTGCTTTCGCCTTTTTAAAGCATTTTCAAACGGGTGGAAAGAATAAATTATTGAACGTTGTCCGAGGTATTGGTTACTCAGTACGGGACGAGAACCTTCACTGTGAAGGTGGGGCATGGGCGTTCAGACAACTACTTAAAGAGAGACAAGAAGCAGGTCATAACATTGATATAATGGCCCTGGAATCTAAGCTACAAGACGTAGCAATAGAGATGTATAATCATGAGGTACACATAGTAGATATGTTATTCTCAGAAGGTGACATTGAAGGTATCACAGCGACATCGTTGAAGGTATTTGTTAAGTCCCGATTAAACATATGTCTAACTAACCTAGGTATGGGACCATACTTTGAAATAGGAGACAATCCAATTGCAGACTGGTTCTACCAAAACATTAACATGGTTAAGTTAAGCGACTTCTTTACAGGAGTTGACAACAGTTACAACCAAGATTGGAACGAGGAAAAGTTCATATGGCAAAAGAACTAACGATGTACGAAAAGCTTTCCATTGAACGGAAGGAGTTGCAATCGATAGGAGCTGTACCAGAGTGGTTTACCACTGGTGGTTGGCAGATGTTCAAGCAGAAGTATCAAATTAAGAATGCCTCTATACTAGAGACTTACTTGCGTATAGCAGAAGCAGCAGCTAAGCATATGCCTGACACGTCAGATAGTTGGGCAGGTAGATTCTTTGATATTATGTACAAAAGTCACTTAGGGTTATCAACACCAATCTTAGCAAATATGGGTACCACACGTGGTTCACCTGTGTCCTGCTCAGGACAATTGGTAGACGATTCTATTAGTGACTTTTACTTGAGTGCGCATGAGCTTGCCGTCCTCACTAAGAATGGCTTTGGTACTAGTAGTTACTTAGGTAACATTAGACCACGCGGTTCTTGCATTAGTGTGGGTGGTAAGGCATCAGGTGTAATTGATGTTATAACGTCTTGCGTAGATATAATGCGTAAGGTAGCACAAGGTACAGCACGACGTGGAGCATGGGCAGGTTACCTACCTATGGATCATGGAGACTACGACGAAGTAGCAGACTATCTGTTACATCATCATGACGACTTAAACATTGGTTGGGTTGTTACAGATGAATTCATTGCTAAGCTTAACGCTGGTGATGAAGATGCGACTCGTAGACTTAAACGTGCAATGTTCATCAAGGTGCGAACTGGTAAAGGTTACTTCTTCTTTGTAGATAAAGTTAATCGTGCTAGTCCACAGATGTACAAAGACTTAGACTTAAAAGTATTAGCTTCAAACTTATGTATCGAAATTAATCTGTTCAGTGATGCTGACCACTCCTTTACGTGTGTACTAGCAAGTATGAATCTTGCGAAGTTCGACGAGTGGAAGGACACAGATGCAGTATTCGTTGCAACAGTATTTCTTGACTGTATAGCTCAGGAGTTCATAGAACAAGCTAAGGGCAAGTTAGGCTTTGAGAAGACCGTAAGGTTTACAGAGAAGTCACGAGCATTAGGCTTAGGTGTATGTGGTTTCCACACATACCTACAACAGAACAGTATACCGTTTGAATCGATGGATGCACACTTTACTAACAACACTATCTTCCAGCACATTCATGATGAGTCTTTAAGAGCCTCACAATGGATGGCGAAGGAACTTGGTGAACCAGAATGGTGTAAAGGTTACGGAGTACGTAATACTCATAGAACAGCGATAGCACCTACGACAACCCTAGCATTGATTTGTGGTGGTGTGTCACAAGGCATTGAGCCTACGGTAGCTAACATCTATGTTCAACCAACATCAGCAGGTGAGTTATATAGAGTTAATCCTGTGTTCCTTAGACTCGCTAAAGAACGTGGTGAATTCACTGACGCTTTAGTAGAAGACTTAACACTTCATAGTCAAGGCTCAGTACAACACTTGGATTGGTTAACAGACCATGAGAAGCTTGTATTTAAGACAGCGTATGAGATAGACCAACGGGCACTTATTAGACTAGCAGCAGCTAGACAACCTAAGATATGTCAAGGTCAATCGCTCAACCTGTTCTTTGCAGCAGATGAAGATGAAGAATATATAATGGAAATACACCAAGAAGCTTTCATGAATGAGAACATCAAGGGTATTTACTACATGCGTACCGCCGCTGGCGTAGACGCGTCAAAAGGAGAATGTACAGTATGTCAATAATGACTATGCATGAACTAGTAAATAGTGTTAGAGGATGGCATCATGACCGGAATCTAATCTTAGGTGCATCAGATGCTGACCAATATCATAAACTTATACAAGAAGCATCTGAGTTATCAGACAACCTTTGTAAAGGTAAGTGTATTAAGGATGATCTTGGAGATATGTTAGTTGTATTGATTAACATTGCAGAACGTAACATGTTACGTATGCTTGTAGTATCTCCTTTGTTGTATCGTAATTCAGCGTTCCCACCTATGTTTAATAGAATTGAGTCTGTAGGCAAAGAGCACTTCATTAAACTTATACAGAGATGTAGTGAGTTATCTATGAACTTCGGTGATGGTAATGAGGGTATTAAACCTAACGTTAACGGTATATCTGCTAGTATTAGCGGCATTATCAAAGTGCTAGGTACAATAGCTGACGAGAACTATCTCAATCTGCGAGAATGCTTACAAGTAGCATACGATGATATAAAAGACCGTAAAGGTCGTATGTATGATGGTGTGTTTATTAAGGAGATAGACTTATGAGAAGTACACAACACTTCGCCGTAGCAACAGACCCCATGATGGTGTGTCCTTGCTGTGGACAAGGCCAAATGAGTGTAGCTTTACTAATACTAGTGGAAACTGTGCGAATGCACTTCGGCGTACCTGTTACTATTAACAGTACCTGTAGATGTGCTAAGCATAACAAGAAAGTAGGCGGGGCTAAGAACTCAGAGCATCTAATCCGTGAGGATGAGGATGTGGACGCGGCAGATATTGTCGTTGAAGGCATATCACCAACACAAGTTTATCTATATCTAAAAGGTTTGCCTTATGCGAACTTACTAGGTATTGGTAAATACAAGACGTTTACACATGTGGATACACGTGGGTATGGCGCGCGTTGGTAGAATACACTCCTACTACAGTTGGTTGTAGCCCCGAAAGAACTTTGGGTTAGGCGGTTCGAGACCGTTGGGAGTAACTAACATCGACCTGAGTGGGAATAGTCGTAAAAACACTTACTCGACATGGTAACCTAGAGTATAACGGTTCCTGATTGGTTAAGAACCGTGTCAGCACCGACTATAACAACCGAGCAAAGCAGACTCGTTAAACCTAGAAGGTACGCAAAACGTAGTGTCATGCCGCGTTGGTGACCTGTACTTAGAACAATTGATTGCACTGTAAAGGCATCTAGTGTAGATGAAAAGGCATCTAGTATAGATGAAATGTCTGCCCTCCTTGTACAGGAGAGAAACGTACTCATGCTAGTCAGCGCATGTAAAGATTAACTGATAGAGTGGGTGTGAGTCCCACAACTAATCCCTTTGTTGGGATAATACCCGACAGGTAAGTCAGGAGTGGGAGAGACTTTAAATCATCCTATAGCGAAGTTAAACGCTCAATAAACTGTGAATACAGAACGCTCACATAAACTAGCTGAGGCTTCCCTTAGTCGGCCATAGGACTAACGAGTCAAGGAACAGACTGTAACATGACCCATTGGGACTTGAGTTAACAACATCCAGTTTGGTCTGCTTGAAGAACTAGGTCACTTAAGACTTTAACAAGCGCATGGTGTTGATCACCCGTCCTGAGTATGACGTTAAACGCTGCTCACTAATTACGTTTGTATATTAGAAGTCAAAGGCCACGACTGAGGTAACTATGAGGGTCAATACATATAATGATGCGAGCAGTTTGAAACGTCACGCCCGGGTACAGCCCGCAAGCGAGCGTGGATAAGCCGCAGTATACAAACTTAATTAAACACACAACCTGAGGAGGGTTACGATGATAACAACTAAAGAACTTAGGAAATCTATTAACAACCTACAACAATTAGGTGACTTAATGCAGCAAAAAGATAGACAGATAGAGTTCTGGCGGGATGCCGCTCGTAAACAGATACGACGTAACAATAAGCTACAAGCAGAGTTAGAGGACTTACGATGAGCGTAGAGATAGATAGTAAAGTACTAACAGGCCGCAAGAGATACCGACCGTATAAACCATTCATGTCGCGTAAGACAGTACTAATTCTACAAGTAGAAGAGACAGTAGAAGGTAGAAGTATACACGATATGGATCCATCAGATTTAGGTCTAGAATTTAAACATACTAACTTTAGAGATGCTAAGGTAGAAGATCTAGGGAACTTACTAAATGAAAGTACTCACGTTTGACCTCGAGGTGGAGAACCACCGACTAAATAAAAGATTAGCAAGCCCTTTTGACCCACGTAACTACGTAGTAGAAGCAGGTTGGTCATGGAACGGTGGTAAGGTATGCTCAGAACGTTACGAAGAGTGGCACAGAGCAGACGTTATGAAAGAACAATTTGATAAGCTAGAAGCTGGCGACATCATTAACGGATTTAACACTAAGTTCGACGCTCTATGGGTATGGCATCAGCCATCATTCCAAGCAGCCTTGGCTCGTGGTGCTACTATATACTGTGGACAATACGCAGAGTATCTAATGGGTGGTCACACTCAAGACGTACAAATGTGCTCAATGAACGACATTGCTACCAAGTATGGTGGTGGTACGAAGATTGATGCAGTTAAAGAAATGTGGGAAGATGGTTACTTAACCAGTCAGATACCACCAGACCTACTCCATGATTACCTAGTTGGTAATGGTGAGATTGTGGGTGACATAATGAACACATGGTTGATATTCGCTGGTCAAATCAAAGAGATGAAAGCGAATCACCCTAAAGAATTTAGAACAATGTTAAAGTACCGTATGGATGGTCTACTCGCTACATGTGAGATGGAGTTCAACGGTGTATTCTGTGACAGTGAAGTAGGTGAGGAATTACGTAATGACCTTATCATTGAACTAGCACAGGCAACAGCAACACTAGAAGAATTTATACCAGAGTTACCACCTGAGTTAGCATTTAACTGGGCTAGTAACACACACAAATCATGTATCATCTTTGGTGGTGTAGTGAAGTACAGTAAATGGGTAGCACATACCGATGATAATGGAAACGTACTCTACACACAGAAGACTGATAAACACCCTCTATTCGACAACCTGCCTATACCTCCTAGTGAG